GTTATGTATGATTTTACTAAAGAATTAGATGTATCATATTTATAGGTTTTTTCTGATTTATTTTTTAAATCATTGTAATCAAGGTATCCTGTAAAAAGATGATTATCAAGTGACTCATAAGTTCTTAAAATTGGATTAGAATATTGAGAGTGTAACTCTCCATATGTCCATTCACCCTCTGTTTCTTCTTCCAAAAATATTGATGGTGCTGGATAATTAACATTAAATTGTATAAAGTCTAAGTCATAATATGAATCACCACGTCCATCAGTAACGTACTGTGCAAAATATGATAACGGTATTTGATCTTCCCATGTTCCTTGAATATCTATTGTTAAAGAAAACTTATCAAAATCTATAACTGGAGAAAGCGTGTATGTTGCTGTATGCATATCTAATGCATTGCTTGCAAATGATGTTGGAGATCCACCATCTAAAACATATAACCAAAAATACTGATTTGTTCCATAGTATTGTCCTGCATCATAATCTATTTGAGATGAATATAAGTTAAATATATTTTCAAAATCTACTGGGATTCCTAGTTCTGAATTAAATACATGAGAAATAGATAAAAAGTTTTTATTGCTAGAAAAACCAATATGATATATATTCCCATCAAACGTATTGGTTAATTCCTTGCATCCACCAACATATAGTTTTGCTGATGATAAGTTGCCAAAAAATGAAGTAAGTCTACCACCATAATATGTTACAAATGTTGGTATATCTATTCCTGCAACAAAGTCATCTCCAACTAAAATTGAACTAGATTCATATATTTCATCGATCTTTGTTTGAGACTGACCATCTAACAATTCTTCATACTTAAATAAATATTTAATTTTATTTCCAACAAGTTCAATACTGAAGTATTCTTTTGTAACTGCATTATCTATTCTAAATAGTATTTTAGTTCCTACTATATTTGAAACCTTAAAAATACCATATAGCGCCTTAGATGAAGTTATCATAGATATGTCATCAAACAAAAGATATCCATTAGTATCAGACCAGCCAGTTGGTTTTAATTTAAGATATAGGTTATCTTCTGTAGGTAAATTCTTGCATGCATCATATAGTTCATTTACAGTTTTATTACTTAAAAATATTTCTGGCAACTTATAATCTTTTGTTGTTAAAAAGTTATTGGTTACAGATAGATTATCTATAGATGCCTGAGACCACGATCCAAGATCTGGATACATATAGTTGTTTGAATAGTCAGCAAACGGATAATCTATAAACATTGATGTTCCACTATATGATGCATTAATATTTTCTGGAACCTCTACTCCCTGTCCATATACAAATCTTCTTTTTGCAACTAATGATGGAACTGGATAAGAATATATAGATACGCAATCAACTTCTACAGGAGAAACATCTTCATATGAATAAAACCCAAGCCAGTCTTGAGTCTTTCCAGATTCAGATAGGAGTTTAGGAAATGATAGGCTAGATGTTAAAATGTTCAAAGATATAACCTCTTCACCATTAATCATAAGTGATGCTGAGTTGCTACTATATTTAATATGTACGATCATTGGCCTTGTCCACTCACCAATATAATGGGATCCAAATGTTTCCCCTACTTTCAAAAGTATGAATGGTCCGTCTACATAAAGGCCATCTGTTGATGATATTGGACCAAAGATCCTTTTTCTAGTTGATGAATCTGAGTTTACTCTTAGCCACATTTCTAATGTATATTCTTTAAATTTTCCAGAATCATTTAAAAATCCATAGCCAGGAATTATTAATGATGGCTTGTTGTCATTTGGAGAAAGAATAGTTGTATTACCCGAACCATAAACAATTGGTATGCCAGAATTTTTAGCAACAAGTGCATTGTCAGTTACAAAATAATATCCAGGAGTATTTTGTAGTCCATATGATTTTGCTTCTATTACAAATGATGTGTCGAGTGCTATTGACGATGGCAAAGATATTTTGTTTGATCCTAAAGAACTTGAATTAAACTCTTCCGCCCATTGGCCCACAGTAAATCCGTTAACAAAAAATATGTAATCATCCGTAGACTCTGCTCCACCAATATAGTTAATCTTTAATACTAGTTTTACTGCTGCAACTTCAGACGGTATTGTAAATGTTTCAGAAACAAATACCCATCTATTATAAACAGATGTTCCATAGTTTTTTAGTTTTTCAACCGTTGATGCTGTGGTTTCATCATAATATTGATATCCAATTTCTATACCAGAAATATATGGACTATTGGAGTATATATACGCTCCAATTGAAAAAGTTGCCATATAAGTATTTAAATCTTCTAAATTAAATACTTCATCACTAATACAAATAACTTTTGAATAATCTTCAGATGTTACATTGCCGACTAGTTTGGTAACTGATGATGAAGGAAATGGTTCATCTATCATTGTAAAATCTTCAGTTGCAGATCCACCAGTTACCGTCCAATTATATACTTTGCGATCATTTTCTGAAATTAAAGAAATATAGTCTGCCTGATCGTCCAAAGCCCAAAGAACTGTTGGATGTTCCGAAAATATTTTTTCTGCGTATAGGTTCGATGGACTAGACATAATAAGTCTATTTTATCATACTACGATATTTTTATTTCACAATAATCTGTAGTGCAATATGCCTCTCCCTGAGCCTCAAGATTATCCACTCCATCATAAATAGCAGACCAATCAATCTTCTTAATCTTTCCAATATATTCATTGTATTCTTCTTCTGTTATTTGAGTATATGGCTGTTGAGGATATACTGTATTGCCCATAGGTAAAAATGATACGGCCTTCAATTGTCCCTCGTACATATGCAGTGCTGGGGCAACATGCTTAGACTCTGATTCTTTATCAAATGAAAGGGTTACAGAAACTCCATTATCTGACCAGTACTTTTGAGCAGTTGCTGCAAGAGCAATTTTTTCAAATAATGTTACATCTTTTTCAGAACGTGCATGTCCAGACTTTACTGGAAAATAAACAACAGATGTGTTTTGTGATACAACATCTTTTTCAATCTTGTATCCTGCTGCTTTAAATAAATGCATCATAGGGTCTGTTTCTCCAAATCTAATTGCACGAAGAAAGAAACTTCCTCCAGGTCCCCAGTGAACTCCAGGAGTTGCTCCAGAAAGAATTGACACAGATCCAGATGGTTTAACCGTTGTTACACGAATTGACTCACGAACACACAGCCACTCTGAATATTGATGATCGTATTTACGAATAGTATTATATCCCTCATCCATCCACTCACGAACTGTTGGCAAACCATTTTTGTCTGAGAAAGACGCAATACCAGTAAGTGACGTTCCAATGCGACGATTACGTTGCATAATTCCATTTGTTTGTTGCCAATGGGTTGGAACAAGAGTTACAGTTTTACCATATAAATAAGCAAACTTAAGGGTACGCAAAAAGTCTTCCTTGGATTCATGACGATTTAAATGTACTTCTACAAGTGTACAGAGTTCGTATGACTCTAATGGCTGCTCTGCACAAGGATTAAAGCCCATTACTCTATAATCCTTACCGTCTGGCGCATCCTTAAGTCTGCCGTAGTTTCTTGCAACGTCAAGCCATATAAAACCTGGCTCTCCATTATCTACAATTCTGTCAACATATTGTTCATAATTTGTTCCAACTGTTGCAGATATAGAATTATTAGACATCCAGGCCCATCCTGGATTTTCTGGATCAAATGAATTTCTTTCTGGAAATATTTCTGGATTTTTTAAATTAATAAAAGAATCGTCTCCAGAAGCACCTAATGCAAGTGTTGCAGATCTTCTAACATTTCCAGCAACAACACATGTTCCAATTAAATTAACAATATCTACTATAGCCCTAGAATCAAGTATTTCGCCTGCTCTAGCACCTATTACTTTGCGGATGCTATTGTGCAACTTAATTAATGGTTCTGGGCCACTGGCGACCCCTCCAAAGCCCTTAATTGGTGCTCCTAGGGGACGTATAAGGCTATAGTCAAACTCTTGAATGTTTTGGTTTGGTCTAAGAAATGAGTTAAGGAGAAGTCTAACTGATTCTACCCAACCTTCACGTGTGTCTGGTATTTCATATTTTACAATTGGTTCTGTTGGAGCATAGATCTGAAAATTCTTATCCTGACCAACAGTATCAAATCCAACTCCAACGCCAAGCATCAAGGCATCCATTGTCCATGCAAATAATGCACCTGGATCATTTTTATCTAAATCTTTTGTAGATACCATTGCACAGTTTTGAAGTGCAGCAGAATTTCTTTTTTCCATAGTCATTGGAGTTCCAAATGCCCACATACCACGACCTGGTGGAGTCCATTTTAATTCAAACATGCGCTGAAATGCTTCTTGAGCAGATTTCTGTGCTTTATAGTCATTCCATGGAAGTCTATTTTCTTTAGCCCAATTCTTTTGAACTGAATACATGCCCTCAATTACACGACGGCAAACCTCGTGCCAGCGTTCTTTAGTTCCATCTTCCTTCATACGGGAGTAGGTACGAATAAATGTAATCTCTCCTAATGAGTTACCACCAGCGTCTATAAAACCAAAAGGCGACTCCTTTGACTTATACTCATTTATGAACTCATCTGGTAAACGAAAACTAAAAAAATCTGACATGTGTTTCTCCTTTTAAAAAACTGTGATTGTGTAAGTATAGCAGAGTTTTTAATTTTTGTAAACTCTCAAGTTATTGTTGATACTTATTATTCGGATTTAATACCTTTAGATCCACAACGGATACAAGTTTGATAAGTTCTCATTGTATATGGACAGGATGATTCTTCTATCTTGTGACCAATAATCAAACATTTAATCTTATTCATTTTCAATCACCTCAAATGATATTGCTCTATTAGGACAATGTGATTGTGCAATCTTAACCTTTTCTAATAAAGAATCATCAACACTATACTTCCAGGTTTTTCTTTCACTTTCAACAAGATCAAAAACTTCTGGTGCATCAAACACGCATTGCCCCCAAGCCTGACAATCTTTATTTATTTTAATATTAATCGCCATAAGAGTCTATTTCTTTTAATGCTGCAAGTATTTCAGATTTTACATTTTCATAACTATTAAAATCTGTATCAGCAATATCATCGTGTAATTTTTTAATTTTTTTCTTTAACTCGAGGTAGGCCATATTGTTTTGTTGGGCATTTCTTTCTGCCATATACTTTCTTTCTTTGTCCATACCTTTCATAAAATTCCAAATACTATTTCTATAGGTATCCCGATCTAATCTAAGTTCCTTGATAGTGAGTCTAGTATCTATTGTGTATTTATAAATAACTAAAAACCCTATCAAGGATACTATAGAAAATAAAATGAAAAAGGAGATTCCATGCATAATTATCCTTCAGCGATTTTAATTTTATCTGAGCATTCCTGAACAAGAATATCTGCTAACTCTTTAATGACAGTAAACTCATATTTGCCAGAAACGTTGATCCTTACTTCGTCCATTATAACCTCCTATATCAATGGGATCCAGTGTTGTTCCCACTCTTTTGGAATAAATCTTAGTGGAATTACATCATAAGCAATAGTGATTCTTGGTCCATCCCAAGACCAATCTCCCATTGCATGAGGGTGTCCAGTTTCTGATAGAATTGCACGATTGTTTTTATTATCTACTGCAATTTCTTTTTCAAAAACCCTATAATGTGTTTGTGAAGGTTCTGCCTTAACACAATAATATCCATGGAAATGAGGAGATCCTTCTCCACCATGCTCGTGCCAATCTAATTTTCCAATATGGTTATAATTAATATTAAACCATCCTTGAACATAAAATTGCTCTTTGATAAAATCTAGTTCATAATGTTGGCATGCATCCATAGTCATATCTCTTACTGCTCTAAATAATGTATAGATATTTTTATCATAGAACTGAAATACATTATATTTATTCCAATTTACTGTAGTTACGCTACCAGAATTATCCCAAGGAGTTTTATTGTTTTTATCGCCCTTAATAAGTTCTCCTCGATTAATCCTTTCATATTGATGAACTAGAAGTTTTTCTAATTCATCTAGATCATTCATATCTATTTGTCTTTCAAAGAATTTATGTTCTTTGGTTGATTTACTATTGCTTGGTTGGTTTGCATCACCATATTCATATTGTTTTTCCATTTTATATCCTATCTGTATTTCTTTCTTATCCATCTATGCTTTTTATAGAATCCATAAATATAATTTCTTTTTCTTTCAAGATCCCATAGTCCTTCTGCCTGTAGTTTATGATCTACTTCCATTGTCCAGTTTGCTCTTTTAATTGGAATAATGGACATAATTGGAGTACCTTTTTTAATTGTTCCCTCAAAATCTTTTCTCAAAAAGAATGTGACAACATTGCCAGTAAACCATCTATCTGAATCTTGAATTGCAGTCATTGTAAAAAATGGTAAGTCATATCTATCTATTGGATGTGTAATCATTGCTGACCATCCTTCTGGCATCTTTGTTCCCCATCGCATATCCCAAACAAAGTGTATTGGATAACATCCAGATGGTACTGGAAGTTCTAAATGTCCACGCATCTCAATTGGTCTTGGTGCATCCTCATCCCACCAGACATCTGGTCTATCTGGATCATCTGTTTTTGCAACATGAACATCTGTAGGAAGCAAATAGTGATATCCACAGGTAATAGCGTCAAAGAATGGCATGCAGTGCTTTACGCTAATTGATGCTGAATCTGCTCCACGATTATTCATAATCGATAGTCTATCAATTTGATCATTCATCTGATAGATAGGTCTATCTTTCCACCAGTCTGGAAGATTATTAATTGCTGGTTCTGGCCCAGGTGTTGTATTTATATATGCAGTAGAAGTATAAAACTGAACAGTTAAGTCCTCTAATGGTTCTGGATTTGCATATTTTTCTTCAAACTTGTCCATTAATTGAACACCTTCTTTTCCCACATTAATCTTTTATATGCTCCACCAAACTTATGTCTTAGTTTCCATGGAATTGATCCTAAAACTTTTAGGTCTGGCTTTTCTAAAATATTTGATTCCCACTCTTCTCTTTTATATGGTATACATTGAACTAGTGGAGTACCAGCCTCAAGTATTCCCTTAAATCCTCTTTTGATACGCATTGAAAATGGTCCATCTGAAGGATATAGATCTGTATCAACGATTGCTGGAACTATTTCAAATGGTAAACTTGTATGAAATGATGGCTGTATAAATAATGTACTATATCCCTTTGGTGTAGCAACAACCCACATAGGATGAATTCTAAAAATGTCTTCCATCCAATCATCTTTATCAAAATCCCAACCCTCTACTTGTTCCTGTGAATGAACTGCAACAGATTCTTTATGTGCATCATGAACTTGCCAAGTTAGTTTTGGACCTGTTGCATCAACATATATATCACAAGGAGTTTTTAACAAATATCCAGTTGACAAAAGATCTAGTATTCCAGGACATTTTTTTACAGTTTCATTATACTGTCCACGTACAACCTTTTTTTCTCCATTAACATATGGATGAACTTTTCTCCACCAGGCTGGCAAATTTTTAACCATTGGCTCTGGTTTATGTGTATATTCAATAACAAATTCATTTTTAGGAATAAATGTTATTTTGTTTTTATTAATTTTCATAAAAATCTACTTTCATATAAAGAATAGTTGTATCATGCTTTATGTAGTGCATTGCAGCCTTTATGCCTCGCTTAAATATTACTGGCACATCAACCACTCCCTCTTCAGTTTCTGGAATATCATTAGTATCAATAACTGTTTCTGGTGACTTCCAGTATACCATATCCTCGTTAGTAAAAAATGTTAGTTTGGCTGGTTTTTGAGGTAACCATCTTATTTTCCATACATATACTCTTGGACACCATTCATCATCTAGATCTTCTTCATTTACAAAATTTTTAGTTGCATCAACATATCTATATAGTGTTCTTGTAATAAACTTATATTCATTGCCACGAATAATAGTTCCAGAGTTTTCATATTTATGCTCAAATGGAATTAGGTGTGGATAGGCATCAGCAGATATATTTATTTTATAAAGATTATCTTTAATATTAATTGGAGGTTCCACCACCTCATGCGTCCATCTATTTTGGGGAACAAATAGGTGTTTTTCTTCACGATATTCCTCTTGCCAATCTACTTCATATTGAGCAAATTGAGAGGCTTCATAATTTTCTCCGCTTTGTATTTTTTCACTATATTTTCTAGTAAATGCAGCAATTTGAGGACTTATGCTGTAAGGTGTAGCACTACCTATCCTTTTTTCATTAAGTGCTATTAAGGTATCTGGAATTACAAATGGCTCATTTGACCATTCATCAGAGTAATAGTTGTGATTTGGAAGCCTAGTCACTTATCTAACTGTTCTAAATGAGTCGTGCACTAATGCCGAGTTAGTGAAAAACATGTCATGTGGTTCACAGTTGATACTATAAACTCTATCAATATAAGCAATGATTGATGCAGAGGTTACTGGAACCCAATCCATATTAGAAAAATTATATATTTCATATGTTGTATCTATATCTGTGGAGTTCACAAACTTAACAACACCATCTTTTTTAGTTAAAATCCAGTGATGTGTAGAGAATATATCTCCATTAATAGATACCGCTTCTGCAGAAACCCTACTTGATATATCTACAACTGTTGTTTCTACGATACCGTTTCCAGAAAGTGCTTCTGAATACCATGTTGCAGGATTAAAGTTTTCCATATCTATTTCAGATACATCTAGAGATAACAATATATCTCCAATTTTTACGTTTTCTGCAACTATAGTTCCTGTTGGTGTTAGGAGACCAGTTTGACCACCAATTGAATACCAGTGATTGAATCCATGGTAGAATCCACCATATCCATGTCCAAATCCACCATAGTGTCCAAATCCACCATATCCATGTGAGAATCCATGATAAAATCCACCATATCCATGTGAGAATCCATGATAAAATCCACCATAGTGTCCGAATCCAGAATAGTGTGCGAATGAATGATAGAATCCACCATAATATGCTGCATAGTGGCTAAATCCATGATAAAACGCTGCATAGTGAGTAAAACCATGATAGAAGCCATGATAGAAGCCAGCATAGTGTGTAAAGCCAGCATAGTGGGTAAAGCCAGCATAGTGGGTAAAACCAGCATAGTGTGTAAAGCCAGCATAGTGGGTAAAACCAGCATAGTGACCAAAACCATGATAGAAACCATGATAGAAGCCAGCATAGTGGCTAAAGCCAGGATATACATAAACATAATAGTTAATACCAATTGTAGTTCCAAAAGGAACAACGGTACCAGGTGCTATATTTTGTGAACCCCACTTTTGATCTAAACCACTATCAGAAGTATTTGTAGAACTTTCTGAATAAAACAAACCAATGTTAGATAAATATGATTGGTATGAAGATCTTGTGTAAGTTTGGTCGAAAGAAGGTACTGCCGACTTTCTTACTGTTCTACCTTTGCTTCTTGATAGTGCCATTTAAATCAATCTCCTTATTTTTAAATTATACTACTGTTTACGCTGAAAGGTCACCCATTACCACGAAGGTATTGGCTGCTCTCTTAAGAATTGTTGCAGAGGACCATTGAGCACGTAACTTCAATCCTGGAGTTGCATTTACTGTTACTCCAGCACCTCCAGCAACTGTAACCTGTGAAGATCCAGTTTGAATAACATCCATAGATGCTCCAACTGGCCAGAAAGAGTTATCTGCAGGAATTGTTATTGTTCCACCGTTGCTCATTTCACGAATGTTATTAACATCTGCAGACACAATAGTATGTGATCCACTCATTGTATTAATTGTTGCTGCATTATCAGACTTTGTTGCCAAGGTTGTTGAAAGAGCAGTTCCACCAAGAGTTACTGATGATGCTGCTGGTAAAGCAACCGTTCCAGTAAATGTTGGGCTTGCAGTTGGTGCTTTTGCTGCAAGTGATGTAGTCACTGTTGATGCAAAGTTAGCATCATCACCAAGTGCTGCAGCAAGTTCGTCAAGAGTATTTAATGCTCCTGGCGCTGATGCAATTAGGTCATTTACCGCACCAGTCACGAATGCTGTTGTAGCAATCTGAGTTGTATTGGTACCTGCTGTTGCTGTAGGCGCAGTAGGTGTTCCAGTCAATGCTGGAGACGCAATGTTTGCCTTTAGAGCAATTGCAGTTGCAGATGTTGTAATTGCATCTGTCTTTGCATTGTCTGCATAAGACTTTGTTGCAAGATCTGCAGTATTGGCGATACCATGAACATTTGTTGTTGCATTTGCATGTCCTGAAGCAGATGTTGCACTTGTTTTTAAAGATGTAATATCAGACTCTGCTGTTGTTAATCTTGTATCAATTGCATCAACATTTCCATCTAAAGTTGATAGATTTGTTTGTAATGTTGCAATATCTGCGTTAGAATCTGACAAATCACTTTGTAGAGTGCTTATATCAGACTTTGCAGAACCTAGACTAGAATCTAAATCAGAAACATCAGATTGAATACCAGAAATTGTGGTATTAATTAATGAAATATCAGAATCGTTAGAATCAATTCTTCCATCTAATGTAGATACATCTGTTTGAATATTTGATATAGTTGTATTTATTGTTGAAATTGATGCAGAATTTCCAGTAATTGTTGATTCTGCTGCATCTAAACGTGTATCAAGTTCTGTTAGGCTATTTGTTTGTGAAATATCGTTTGCCTGAAGAGTTGATATATCACCATTAATATCTGTAATCGATGTATTAATTGATGTTACACTTGTTTGCAAATCTGCTACATCTTCTGAAATACCAGTAACATTTGTAGTAATAGTATTAAGGCTTGAAGTTGTTGATGTTGCAAGTTGTGACACTGTTGTATTTGTAGTTGCTATTGATGCATTTACATCTGTTGAAAGTGTTGTTATTGCTGAATTTAATTCTGCATCCATCAATTCCATTTTATCCTGAACAAATGCTGTTGTTGCAGGTTTTGTAGAGTCATCTGATAACGATGGTGTTGCAACAGTTACAATTCCAGTAAATGTTGCTGCATCAAATGTTGCAGTTCCTGAAAATGTAGGAGATTCTAGTGGTGCTTTTGTTGCTAACTGTGCTAGTGATGCCTTATCTGCCATTGCTGCACTTACAGAGTCAGCATAGTTTGGATTATTGTTAAATGCATTTGCAATTTCTTGCAAAGTATCTAATGTTCCTGGAGCAGATCCAACTACCTCAGCAATCTTTGTATTAATTTTTGCTGTTAGGTGTCCATCTGGTAATTGGGCCACTGGCAATAAGCCGTCTGCATCTAGAGTTGCAACTCCGCTTGCTGTACCCTTTTGAGAGTTAAGAACAAAGTTAGTAGTATCAAAGTCTTGTGAGTCTGTGAAGTATAAGAGAGCAGACCATACAGATGAGCCATTACCTATCTTAAATTTACCTGTATCAGTCTCAAATCCGATTTCTCCTGCTGCTAAAACTGGGTCTGCTGCATTCCATTGTGCTGCAGTACCTCTACGCTGTTGCATTCTAATTGCCATTATTATCTCTCCTTAGTACATTTAAGTACATTATATTTCATTTTTTTATACTCCGCCACCATCAAGTACTAAGTTTCTACTTGCTAGTGCTTCGATAGCAGCATCAACAAATGCTGTTGTTGCTACCTGTGTTGTGTTTGTTCCTAATGCTGCTGTTGGCGCTGTTGGAATACCAGTAAGTGATGGTGATGCCAAAGGCGCTTTCAAATTCAGTGCTGTTTGTGTGGCGTCAGACACTGGTTTATCTGCATCAGAAGTATTGTCCACGTTTCCTAAGCCAACCATTGACTTAGTAATACCAGAAACTGTTCCTGTAAATGTTGGAGAAGCCAAAGGAGCCTTGAGATCAAGAGCGTCCTGTGTTGCATCTGACACTGGCTTATTGGCATCTGATGTATTATCTACATTTCCAAGACCAACCATTGACTTTGTAACACCAGATACTGTACCTGTAAATGTTGGATTTGCAAGAGGTGCCTTAAGAGCAAGAGCATTTGTTACTGTACTTGCATAGTTTGCATCGTCGCCAAGTGAGGCTGCAAGTTCATTTAGTGTGTCTAGTGCACCTGGAGCGCCAGCAATAAGGTCTGCAATTTTTGTATCTGTGTATGATTTAGCATCTGCTTCTGAAGCGTCTGCATAATCTTCTAAGTCAGAAACTGCACTTGCAAGTGCTGCTGCTGCTGTTGCTTCTGCACCAGATTTAGCGGCATTAGCCTTTGTAGTGGCGTCTGCTGATGCAGTTGCCTCTGCTGCTGCCTGTGCAGCATTTGCCTTAGATGTTGCATCTGTTGCTGCAGTAGAAATTGCCTGTGATTTAGCAGTTGCAATATCTGCTGTTAATGTTGTTGATAGCGCTGAGTCTGCCGATGTAGCAAATGACTGCGCTGCAGCCTGTGCTGCGTTAGCCTTTGTAGTAGCGTCTGCCGATGCTGTTGCTACTGCATCTGCTTCTGATTGATCAGCATATGATTTTGTAGCAAGCAATGCTGTATCAGCAATTCCATGAATGTTAGTTGTATCTGATTGATGATTAGAAAGATTTGTGGCAACGGTTGTAAAGAATGCTGGATCATCTCCAACTGCTGCTGCTAACTCATTTAATGTGTCAAGAAGAGCGGGAGCGCCATCAATTAGATTTGTTATTGCAGCATTATCAGAAAAATATGTAAGGTTTGACCAACGATTGCTGCCATCGCCTATTTTAAATTTATTTGTGTCTATTTCAAAACCAATTTCACCTGCTGCAAGTATTGGGTTAGCAGATGTCCATGTTGAGGCAGTTCCTCTGCGCTGTTGCATTCTTGTTGCCATTTATATCTCTCCTTGTGGTATTTCTACCATGTATTTCTTTTCCTATTATAACATCAATTTTTAATTGAAGTTATCTGTTGCTACTCCACCATCATATAATACGCTCCAAGAGGAACTATTTGGATCCCCAGCATCCTGTCCAGGTGCTTGAGGATCATATGATGTACCAGCATCAACAAAATTAGTAACGATTAAACCATTACCATCAATTGATGTATCGTGGATATGATCTGGAAGATTTAGTGTATCTTCTACATTTGCTACTGTTAACCAGGAACCACTGTAGTATACATTTACTCTTTCTGTTACTGTGTCAAACCATAAATCACCATTATTTGGTGTAGAGGGAGCGGTAGCCCCAACTTGCATACCGCTAACTAATGAGTCAACATATTCTTTAGTTGCAGCGTGAGTAGATAGAGTAGGGGTTGCTACTACTACCGCTCCTCCAAACTCACCACCACCATTGACGATAAGTCCATTTTTAACCTTGAAGTCTTTATTGACTGTTGCGCTTGCTACCAAGATTACCACTCCCTCTTTTTATTTATTTTACTACTTTAAAAGTGTTCCAACAACAGCCACAGTTGAGGAGTTGTTAGATGTTGTAACACGAAGACGGACATCTGATCCACTAACATCTGCTGAAACAGATCCAAGTGAGCCATTTGTTCCTACCATCGCATATTCTGTAATTGCAACATTATCAGATGTGTCAAGGGTTAGAATAACCTTTGATACTTCTGTGTGAGTTCCATTTGCAATCTTGACAAGGAATTCGGCAGAACGATAGTCTGCAGAAGCCCATGACACTGCTGTATTTGTGCTTGCAGTTGGAACTGATGCTGATGCTGCAACCTGCTTTGCTACAGTTGCAATTTCTACTGCAGGGAAGTCAGGTGTGACTGCCTCAAGAGCAGATACTGCACGAGCATTTGTAAAGTAAAGGTTTGATGTACCTTCATCAAGATCATCTGTATCAGAATCTGCGACACCGTTTTCTGCGGTAATTGTAAGACCAGATCCGTTTCCAGTAATCTGAATGTTTGTAAGAGTTGCACCAGTTAGAAGTTCTGCTGCTGCAGTCTTAGCACGAGCAGATGTGTGATAAAGATTGCTTACGCCCTCTTCAATATCATCTGTATCAAGTGCATCTACTGCTACTGTAATTGCAGAGTTTCTATCAATTACTTCTTGTGCAATTGCTGCTGCAAGATCATCTTGACTTGAAGAATCAAGGTTTGCAATAGCAACGCTAATTGCAGAATTTCTATCAGAAACTTCTTGTGCAACTGCTGCATTAATTGCAGTATTTCTATCAGCAATCTCTGTTGTAATTGCAGAAGATATTGCAGTATTTCTATCTGCTACTTCCTGAGAAATTTTTCCATCTGTATATGAGTTAGCATCTGACTCTGCAGCATTTGCTTTACTAGTTGCATCTGCTGATGCTGTAGCAATTGCGTCTGCTTCTGCAGCGTCTGCATATGCTCTATATGCTGTAGTGATTGCTGTTTCACGAGCATCTGTGTAAGCCTTTGCATCAACTTCAGCAGCGTCTGCATAACCTTGTGCTGTTACATCAAGGTCAGATATTTCGTTATTTACATATGTTATATCTGCCTTTAGAGCAAGACCATTTGTAATTGTTGTAGCAAAATTAGAATCATCGCCAATAGCAGCAGCAATTTCATTGAGTGTATCAAGAAGTGCTGGAGCAGAGTCTACAAGATCTGCTACCTTTTGATCAGCATATGACTTTGCAGTTTGTTCTGCAGTTAATGCTGCATTACTAGCATATCCTTGATATGCAGTAGTAATTGCAGTTTCACGAGCATCTGTGTATGCTTTTGCATCTACTTCTACTTGGTCTGCATATGCTTCATAGGCAGTTGTAATAGCAGTTTCACGAGCGTCTGTATATGACTTTGCATCTGCTTTAGCAGCATTGGCCTTAGTGGTAGCATCTAATGCTGCGCTTGCAATTGCATCAGTTTCTGCCTGATCAGCATAGGCCTTAAGTGAAAGATCAAGTGCTGAAATTTCATCATCTGTATAAGAATTTGCTGATGCTTCTGCTGCATTTGCCTTTGAAGTTGCATCAAGGGCTGCTGCTGCAATTGCATCTAATTCTGATTGATCTGCGTATGCCTCATATGCAGCAGTAATTGCTGCTTCACGAGTATTTGTATAATCTTCTGCAGTATCAATTGCCTCAGATTTTGCTGTAGCAACTTCTGCATCTGTTGCAAAAGATCCATTTAGTGTTGTAGAGATTTGAACATTTTGTGAACCATTGAATGATACAGAACCTGTAACATCTCCAGTAAGTTCAATTGTACGAGAAGTCTCAAGTGTTGTTGCTGTGTCTGCATTACCAGTCACATCACCAACAAGATCTGCTGTTATTGTTCCAGCAGCAAAGTTGCCATTAGCATCACGCTTTACAACCTTATTTGCTTCGTTATTAGAGGTGGCTGTTCCACCAATTAAGTTGACGATATAATTTTGATCGTCTTGCTTCTTAGTAAGAATATCGTGGTTATTGATGGTACCTGTTGTGCCTTCAACAATAAGACCATTCTTTACTTTAAAGTCTTTTGTTACTGTTGCCATATTTTTATCTCCTTATTTACGCCTTAAGTCCAATTCGTGCATAACGAACTGTAACTGGCTTAATTGCAGGATCTGGAGTGACTGTTAAAGCCACGGTATTTCCAGTCCGTGAGACGCTAATGGTGCCAATATTCCCATCATTGTCTATTGTTCCATACTCAGAAACGTTTACATTTGTACCGTCTACAAGTATAGTCAATTCTGTTGCGTAAAATTTATTATCTCCTGCTGTTGTCTTAGCAATGGAGACTAAGTACTTAACCATGCGCCATTCTGTAGCATCAAAGTTATCTATTACTGTGATATTTTCTATACCACTAATTGTATTTTCATTATTACCTGCTGAACCAAGATCAGTACCAGCACCAGCAAGCGTGTCAATTAAATCCTCATAATCTTCCTGTGTAGGACGATCACCTGTTCTAAATTTCGACTTAACGGCGGGAATTGATATTTTTGCCATGGCTATATTATAACCTCCATTTTTATATTATTAAAGAATATAGTTATTAAATCCAATTACTGCTATTCCAATACCAGCAGGATTTGACTTGTTATATCCTTCAATTCCTATATTTGTAAATTTGATCCTAAAAGGCAAGACCTCATTTATCTTGACCGATCTAGTATCATTTGCTACATTGATTATTGCGTAAGAAACTGCATTTATTGCTTTTAATTTACTTCTATTTTTATCTAATATTTTTGCTGATGCCATTAGTCTGTTACATCTTCAAGAATCGTCATTTTGCCTTGAGCAACTGTCCAAACATATGCTGGATTGGATAACTGTATGTCAAAGATATCTCCTGTTTCAAGTATTTGCGATTCTGATGATAATAAAGATACTGTAAATTCCCCTGGCTGATCGTCTGCATCTGCTGCTGGATTTAAAGAAAGAACTAATGTTGCGTTATCTGTAATAACTCCAAGGTCGGATAAATTGTTTGGACGCTTAATTTTCATATCTATTGTCCAGTCTGGAATATTTAGTGGTTGTTTTTCATCGTCTGTAACATAAACTCTAAAAGATGCTGTATCACCACGAACCACTGTCCAAGTAACTGTTGGGGGTTTATTTCCTACATCATAAGAAGAAGCAGATCCACGTAGTGTTGCCATAATATTAGATTATACCACAATTAGGCTAAACCGTTCTTGAGTGCTCCCCAAGTACCGTTTCCTTTAGCCTCAACAATAATTATTCCTGCGGTTGGAGAAACGTTGGCTACAATTCCTACTGCACCTGCTCCACCTTCTGGTCGGGTTGTTGTAAGTCCACCAGTTTCTCCTACATAAACAACAGACCCAGCAGGAGAAAGATCACTTGTATTTATTGCATCTAAAACTCCAGCAACAATAACCAAACCTTCTTCATTATTATCTAGTTCTTCTTTTAATAAACCTAGTATTGGTTGAGTAGTGGAAGATGTTGCTTTATTAACATGAGTAACACCATTTAAAGATGTTGTAACATAAACTGGCGTTCTTGCTGTCAATGTTATACCACTTACATTTTTAACATTCATTTGGAAAGCAGAAATGCCAAGTGGTGGTAAAACAACACGAAGTCTATCCGCTAATTGCTCTATATCACCATGTACATTTACTGGATCTTCTGCTATTGGAAAGGGTAAATTAAATACCCCGTCGTTTGTATTTCCTGTTGCCATATTAGTTTATTATACCACTTTTAAGAATTTGACATGATAAATAAACTTATGTTATACTAGGTAGTAATATAACACCCCTAAAAAGGTGTTATTTGTTTCTAAGGAGGAAACTATGATTAACTTTATGAATAATAATAGGAACATCATTGGTACACTCAGCATATTGGCTATGTTTTCCGTTTGGTCAAACGTGGCTAATGCTTCTGAAAACCGATTAGACGATAATAAAACTATCGTGCTTGAAGAAACTATTGAGGCCACGGAAGTGGCCGAAAGTGTTTCTAAGGCTAAAGAAGATCAGTTAGAAAAATACAAAAATGCTGTAAATCTATCTGACAAAGATCTTAAAAATCTGCTACATTTGGTAGGCTTTGAGGGTCAAAAACTAAAGGAGGCTTGGGCTATTGCTAAAAAAGAGTCTGGTGGTAGACCAATGGCGCTAAACCTTAGTAAAAGAACTGGAGATAGTTCTTATGGCTTATTTCAAATAAATATGATTGGCGACCTTGGTCCTGACCGTAGAGATAAGTTTAATTTAACATCAAACTATGAGTTATTTAATCCAGTATTAAATGCTCAAGTTGCATTTCACATGTCAAACGGCGGTGAAAATTGGACTGCCTGGAAAGGCATTACTCCAAGAACAAAAGAGTGGATAACTAAGTTCCCTCAGTAGGTCTAGGGGTTACAAAACAAAATTGCCACATATGGTACTTTTCTTTATTGGAAATGCCATATGTGGCATCTAATTTATAATCAAAAAAATCATTAAGCCTTTGAATTCCTATATCATCATATTTTTTCCAGGTTTCGTTGTTTTGCCAATGCCTTAAACGCTTTAATCCAGTATAGTGATGAAAACAATAGTTATATGGTGGAGCCACTAATTTTATGTCTTTACAATAAAATCTAATTGCCAAAGTCTGCTCTTCTCCATTAAAATATATTTGATCGTCATAAGGAACATCTATAAAATATTGTGCGTACCCAAACGCTAAACCAGCACAAAAATATCCATGAAATTCTCCAATATCTCCACCAACATATTCTTTATATTTTGGCTCAAACCTTATTGGGCTATTAGGCTCTGCAGGTTGGATTCTAAGGCATGTTGGAACAAGTGATGTGGCAAACTTTAGGTTACCAGTTTCTGTATACTCATAGGTGCCAGGGTAGGCTGTAAATATAAGATTGCCCCAGTATCCAATAGCCTTTTCATAATGATCAACAATCTTATCGTCCCAATCTTGTATAAATTGAGTATGACTATCTACCTGTAAATAATATTTATAAGTAGAATTAAGTGGCTTTTGTGTTTCTGCCCTGGCATATCCAACACCTCGTGCATCACTATAATGTATTTTTTTATATGAATACTCTTTTATATTAAACAAAGAAAATAGGTGTTCTAGATTTGGATGATTTTCATCTTGTGAAAAAATAGAAAGAAATAGTCTTTTAGGATTTTTTGCATGTTTTAAAATAGAAAAAACTGTATCTAATAATTCTTGATCTCTATAAGAAGCGATAGATACAAATATTTTGTCCATAATAATTGATTATATCTACCATTTTCCTAATGGACATACAGCCTTTTCTAATTTAGTCTTTAATTTCATAATGCATCCGCATTTTTTGCATTGCGTTGTTAATGCGATAAGTTCTGGACATTGTTGACAAATGCTAAATCTTTTATCACTTTCATATTCTGAAACATATTCAGTGTTTGGATTTAGTATATCCCATGGCCTAGTTTCACCTAAATTTTGCTTGTATTTTTGCCAAGCGGATAATTCTGCCACTTGTTATGCCTTTGGTGGTAGTGGTGGGAAAAAGTTTGTTCCGTCATAAGTCCATCCAAATTGGATGTTTTCATCTGATGTTGGAATAATCTTTGGATCTGACTGATACGCAGCAATAATAGCATCCAGAGTATCATTAATACCTTGCTCAAGAGCAACGGTTCCAGCAACATCATTTCCTACAACAATAGCAAATTTAAATCTAGACATTTTTTCTCCTTTTTATAAGTATACCATAAAAGACTAACATCCATCACTCCAGCAGGCGCTTGCATAACAATATTCACAGGATGAGCATTGTGAGCATGGATCATTTGGTACAGTGGTTGCCTGAGTTGCCTGAGTTCCTGATGTTGTTGCCTCAGTAGGGGATGAATATCCTCCTCCACCTCCACCGCCACCACTAGAAGCAGTAGTTCCAGTTGTTGCCTGAGTTCCAGAAGTTGTTGTAGTTGTTGCTGAGGTTGCTGCTGTGGTAGATTGTGGATTTACTCCTACACAATTTCCAGCACAGTCATACTGACCACTCCAATCCCATCCACATGGAAAATCAGCATAACTTACGCAACCAGCATATGCAGTTGTAGTAGTTGTTGCTGCTGCAGTTGTAGTAGTTGTTGCTGCTGTAGGTGCAGCATATGTAGTTGTAGTTGTTGCTGCTGCAGTTGTAGTAGTTGTTGCTGCTGTAGGTGCAGCATATGTAGTTGTAGTTGTTGCTGCTGCAGTTGTAGTAGTTGTTGCTGCTGTAGGTGC